GAGCTTCCGAATACGAAATATATTTTAACTTTATTCAATTATTTTATAAAAACAATATGAAAATTAGAAAATTAGAATGGATTAATAATAGTAGTACTAATATAAATAATAATAATTTAGATTATATATCATGTCATCATTACATGAGGCGATAAAAATTTAATAATCTGGAAACATATAAGAAACAATATGTGATGAAGAATATAATAATGAAAAATTTAATGCGATAAAAAAGATATGATCCAGAAACATGTAATGAATTATTTAGACAATATTAAAAAGCTTTAATTCTATAAGTTGAGTTTCTAAAGGTTTTATATTTAAAATATCAACTAAATTATAATTTGAATTTAATTTTTTATTAATACTATTAGTAGTATTACATAGATTAATAGTAATATTAAGATTTAACAGATTTTTTAAACAAACGAGTAACTCATATTTAGTAACTGTATCTGGTGAATATATATGCCTTATACCTTTCCAAAATAGTTCTTTCTTAATAATTGTATCAATAACTTTGCAAAATTCTAAACATGTAATACCATTCCATATATGATTATTCCATCCATCAATTGTTTTATTATTAGATGATATTAACCACTCGATTAACGATTTTTTATTTTTATATTCAAAACCAATTATTGATGTTCTTATAACAGAACAACCTTCTGGTTCTCCAAAATATTTACTAAGACCATATAATGAATGATCGTCAGGAGTATCATTTTCATAGTAATTACCATGTATTCCACTAAAAACACAATCAGTAGATGGTTGTATCATTTCTGCATTATGTTTATTACATATTTTTGCTAGTATATTTGGAAATAATCCATTTACAAGTATGTACTGTTTATATGTTGTATTTATATTACTTCTTTGTGGTATGATACCTATACAATTTATTACACATGTATTATTATTAATATTATATGATTTAAGTATATCTTCTAAATCATTGAAATATTCATTAATAATTCTATAATCTATACATTCTATACTAATAGTAGTATTATTTTTGAAATATAAATATATATATCTTCCCAACATTCCAGTAGATCCGAATAATAATATTTTATTAATCATATTTAAAAGTATATTTATTATAAATAGATTATGTTTAACTTAGTTATAATAACATCTGCAATTCATACATGTAGTAATCCTTTAAGTTATTCAAATACTCGTTCAGCATTTACACATGAACAAAGATTACAGCAATCTATTAATACTATTAAAAGTGTTAGAAGTTACATTCCAAATTCATATGTTGTATATGTAGAAGGGACAGTTTTAAATGATTCTTTTAAGAGTATATTATTAAACGAAGTAGATCATTTACATGAAGCAGCTTATATAGATAATATATTAGAGCATGTAAATGGACCATATAAAGGATATGCTGAGAATAAAAAAATTTTATCATATTTTACATCAGACCATTACAAAAATAATAAAGATATGTTTGTTTCAATAAGTAAAATATCAGGGAGGTATTACATGTCTAATAGATTTACATTCGAAGTAACTAATAATAAAATAATTGGACATATACGATATAATAATGATGCACATCCAAGTGGTATATGGATGTTATCTTTATTTTATACGATAAGTAATGAATTAAAAGATAAATATATAGAAATACTAAATCAATGTGATAAAGATGAGGAATTACAACAAGGAGTTGCATTGGAACATATTCTTCCAAAATATATAATTAATAATAATATAGAGATAAATAATAAATTTAGATTGAATGTAGAAGGAACATATGGACCATGGGGTAGTTTTATAAGTCATTAAAATTATATAAAAGAAAATAGTTATATTTTAATATTAAAATATGACAAGAAATATTAATAAAAGATTTGATAAAATAAAAATTTTTTATGATGGAACGAATATAATTAAATATGGTACGCTTGATTATATTTCAGGATTTACTACAAATACTACACTTATGAAAAGTAGTAATAATTTAAATTATCATAGTTTTTATGAAAAGAATGAAGATTTAATTAATAATAGATGTATATCTATGCAAGTTTTTAGAGATACAGATTCAGATATATATAATGATGCTAAACTGATATCAGCCTATGGTAATAATGTATATGTTAAAATACCAATTATTAAGTCAAACGGAAATAGTAATATTAATATTATTAAAAGATTATTAGATGAAGGAATTAAAGTAAATATAACAGCAATATTTACAGAAAAACAATTATTAGAGATATATGATAATATAAATGTTGATACAAAAATAATAGTATCTATATTTTCAGGAAGAATATCTGACACTTGTGTAAATCCGTGTAATATAGTCGAATTTGGATGTAAACTATTTAGTAACAGAGATAATATTGAAATACTATGGGCAGGATGTAAAGACAATTTATCATTACAACATGCAATTAATTGTGGTTGTGATATTATTACAATTCCAGACAGTATTATAGACCGCTTATCAAGAGTAGATACTGATTTAGAAAAAATGTCACTAGAAACTGTATATAGTTTTAATAAGGATGGTGTAGAGGGAAATATAATTATTTAAAAAAGATATAAATAATAAACTATTATGAATAATCAAATATATACTGAAAGGGAGAGATGTATATTTTGTAATAGTAGTAATTTATATAGTCTATGGAATGATGATAAATATAGTATACCATTAGGATGTTATGTTGTAGAAAATCTTGACAAAAAAACTTATAGAATGCCATTTAATGTTCAAAAATGTAAAGATTGTTTAATATATCAAACTAAGTTTATTGGCAATGTTAATATTATATATGATTATAATGCTAAATCTCATGGTTCTATTAGAAATAATATGGATATTTTATTCAGTAAATTTATAGTAGATAATGATGATATTAAAAATATAGCAGAGATAGGTGGTGGTAATGGTAGTTTGTCAGATATAATTATGGATACAAATAGTAAAATAAATTATACTATAATTGATCCAACGTATTCAGGTAGTATAAATAATAAAAAAATAATTAATAAATATTTTGAAGATGTTTCAATTAATGAGATAGAAGTTGATACTATAGTAATGTCACATGTATTTGAACATTTTTATGAACCATCAAAAATTTTAGAAAAATTTAAAAATAGAGATACTATACAAAACATATATTTGAATTTTCCAGATTTAGAAAGTTACATCAAAGAAGGTAATTATCATGTATTAAATCCAGAGCATATATATTATGCATGTAATAACTATATAATTTTAATATTTGAAAAATATGGATTTGAATTAATAAAAAAATATTTTCATGAAAACCATTCAGTTTTCTTTCATTTCAAAAGAATAACAAATAATATTAATAGAGATTTTAATAAAATAGTATCATCAGATAACTATGTTGAAAAATTTTTTAATTCTATACATGAAAGAATTAATAATATAACTGAAATAGTAAACAAATATCCAGAATATAAAGTATATATATGGCCATGTTCAATGCATACAACATATATATTATCATTAGGTCTTGAAACAAATATTAAATTAGAATCTATACTTGATAATGCTCCTCATAAAATTGGAAAATATTTATATGGATATAACTATAAATGTGAATCTTTTTCAGATGTTATAAACAAGAATGATAAAAGTATTATTATTATGAATGGTGGATGTTATAATAAAGAAATAAAAATGAATAAAACAAATATAATATTTATCTAATATTATTAATAGTTAAATTTAGATAATATATAGATAATATAGCAATGAATTTAGCCTGATTATGTGAAACATTTATCAAATATGGTATCATTCGAATAAAATATGTGCTCATATAAAAAATTCCTTTGAAATATTGTGTTTCATTATATATATCTTTTATTTCATCATATTTATTTTTTAGATATATATCCGATATTATAAAATTATTTTCATATATTTCTTCAAATAGAGTACTGTTTGTGTCCCATGATGAATATTCACATATTATAGATTGAAATACTTTTGCAATATCCATTTCTTTGGCATCAACATATCTAGAACCAGCCATATCTATTAATTTATAATCATCTAAGACGTTATTATACATTATGTTTTCAGCAGTTAAGTCACCATGGATAGGCGATAAATATTCAGGTATTATTTTTTCCATGTTTATATTATTTAAATAAAAAAATATATTTTTGTATTTTATATTATTTATAGTTATTTCTCCATTCAATATTTTATATATATCAGGATAATTTTCACTAATAATTTTGAACTTGGGGAATATTTTTTCATCTAAATATGTTTGCAACCATTGTAGACTTTCATTAATATTTAATTTTTTGTTGAATACGTATACATATTTTTCAAGATCATTATTAACACGTTTAATTATTTTAAATATAACGTTATTATCGAATGTAGATAATTTATCATATCCTTCTAGATATTCCATATCATAATAATATTCATCATTATTAGAAACTTCATTTATAATGGTAGGACATAAATCTGTTTTATAATAATTAAATCTACTAATGTCACTACATTGACGTTTTAATATATTAACATGTTCTATTAAATTATTAGAAGTAATATATATATATTTACGTACAAATTTTTTATTATCATTATCTTGTAATAAATATACTTTTGCAAATGAAGCCCCTTTAAATATTTTCAAAATTTTAGGAGGTGTTTCTGGAATATCAATATTACATAAACCTGTATTTCGAATAAGATCAATCCCTTTTGCCATGCGATAATAAGGTAAATAAGGTTTTTTATCATTAATAATAATTCTAGGTCCAGGTGATAGATTCATTATAAGAAAATCGTATTTAATATTATATGTATTTAACATATCAGTTATTTTATCACGATAAGTTTCATTATTAGCAGTTGTTAATATTATTTTATGACCTAATGAACTCCAATAATCTAATTTTTCATTTGTGAAAGGTAATATTTGTTTATTTTCCTGATTTATTATTGTACCATCAATATCTATAAACAAACTGTATTTTAATGCACGATTAAATCGAAAATCCTGTAATTTTTCGGGTGTTCCAAAGAATGCAGCATCAGTAATACGTAATATAGATAATGAAGCGCTATTTTGGATTAGAATGTCTTTTAACATTGATGATATATTTTCGTAATTTGGATAATTAAGGATCATTTCTATATTTTTGAATAAATAACATCCAATAAGCCCTTTTATAATACCATTATCTGTATCATCTAAATGTTCTTTTTCACAAAAATCCAAAATGTTATCATATTTATCTATTTTAATTTTACCGAAATCATTATAATCAGACACTGATATATTCCAGTATGGTATTACTATATCTGTTTTACCCATATTATTTAACTTGTTAATAAATGGATTTATATTTATCATATGATCACAATCGCAAACAAATGATAAACCTTTAACATTATATTTTTTAATTGCATATTGTAATGTTTGTAAAGGTCCATTTGTATCAATATCAATTATTAGGCACTCAATATTGTCATTACTAAAAAGTTCTTTCAATTTTAAAGAAATATAGTTATTTAAGTTTTGACTTCTACGAAATATAAAGTAATATTTGATATCATAATTATATAACTTTAATTGGTCAAATGGTTTTTTTGCTAATTCTATAAAACATTCTTCAGTAGCTTTTAAAAAGGGTTTGAATGAATAATTAAATCTTGAACCTAAACCTGCAATTGGAAATATAACGGATATATCATTCATATTATATCAATTTAAAAAAATGTTTAAATGTTTATTTTAAATATATGACACGTATAGCTATTATACTAAGAGGTATTACATATGCAAATTATAATCACAAATATAATATAACGTGTAATATAGATGCAAGAAATACATCAGATAGTATAATTAATAATATAATAAATCCGTTAAGAGAATCTGGTATGGAAGTAGATATATTTTTTGTTACTTACAAAACAGATATAGATAAAGAATTGGTTGAAATATACAAACCTGTAGATATACATTACAGAGATTTTAAAGTAATTCCACATAATAAACCAATTGAAGGTGGCTTCATGTTAATAAATCAACATGAAGAAGGAATTAATTTAGTAGAAAAATATGAAAAAATAAACAATATTAAATATGATAATATTCTTATTACACGGTTCGATTTATATTTTTATAAAAAGATAACAGATTTAAATGTAGATTTAAATGTATTTAATTATACATTTTATCATCTAGTTTACAATACTAAATTATTTTCAGTAGAAGATAATTTTATATTATATCCTCGTAAATATAATAATATAATTAAACAATGCTTTAGCGAGATTAAGAAGTATAATCAAACAACTCATTTACTTGGTAAACATTTATTGATGCATGGTAATACAATTAAATTTTTATTTGGACATAAAGGCTCTGGTGAATTTGATTACCCTTTATATAAGTTTGCAAGACATTTATACGGAAATTCAAAAAGATTTAATTGTATAGAAGATAATATGAAAATTAAGATGAATAGAATTGATACATTAAAAGATTACGCAGAACAAGATGGTTCTATATATTTTAAAAAAGAATATCTAGAAAAAATAGGATTTTAAATTTTATATTAAACACGTGCTTTTAAATTTATTAAAATATGGATAATATAATTATTTTTGGAGGTTCAGGATGTTTAGGGAAACATTTAATTAAAAAATATATAAATACTTACAATATTATAAATTATTCTCGTGATGAACATAAACATTGGTATATAGATATTGAATTTGGTAAAGGAAAAATAAAACATATTATAGGTGATGCAAACAATGCTACTATAGTTCGTAATACTTTAATACAATACAACCCATGTAAAATATTTATAATTCATGCTTTAAAACATGTAGATAGGTGTCAAGATAATATTGATGCGTGTATTAATACGAATCTTTTATCTGTTAAAACAATACTAGATACAGTGCATGCTTTTCAATTAAATCTTACAAATTTAAAAGAAGTCATATTTACAAGTACCGATAAAGCTCCATCTCCTGTAAATGCTTATGGTATGTGTAAAGCATTATGTGAAGAACTAATGATAAATAAATCTAAACAGATACCTAATATAAAATTTCTAACAGTTCGATATGGAAATGTATTGAATAGTACAGGAAGTATTATACAAACACTTTTAAATAGTAAAGAAGACACATTTTATATTACAGATATTAAAATGACACGATTTTGGATGACAATTGATGATGCTATTAATACTATTGAGTATGCTATATATAATGGAGAGTCTGGAGATATAATTATTCCAAAAGCTAAATCATTTTATGTAAAAGACTTAATATATTATTTTGCTAAATTACAAAATAAAAAAGTAGAAATATCTGGAATTAGACCAGGTGAACGATTATATGAAACATTAATAAATGATACACAAATGCAAAAAACGATATCTAAAGATAAATATTATCATATATCACCAAATATTATAAATAACAATAATAATATAGAAGTATATGATAGTAATACAAATTTAATTACTGACAAAAATGAATTAGAAGCTTTATTAGTTAATATTATCACATAATATATTATTCCATTGTTTTGTACAGTATTTTTATGATTTTCATAAAATATTTTTAATTTATTTTTATGGTTTTCATAATCAATAGTATTTATTAAATATTTTAGATGTTCCCAAGAATCAAAAAATATAAATGCATCTTTGTTTATTTCATTATACCATTCAGACAAGTATATTTTATCTATCAAATATCTATCTTGAAACCAAAAGTTAGAATTATTGTTCATTAATTCATAAATAAAATTTATAGAGGGAATAAAATATACAATATTATAAGCAAAAGATTCGAATAATGCTAGATTACTCCATGCATATGGAATATGAACAACCGCTTTATAACTTGTTAACTCAGATGGTCCATTATATCTTTTAGAGATACATTCAAATCCAAGTTCATTAATCTTTTTAGATAAATTCATCATAATTGTATCATTATGATATGGAGGTACAAATATTATATTTTTATTATCAATAGTATTGCTAATATTTTCTGAATTATAACAACCAATGGGAGTTATAATATTATTACCAATATCTACACCTTTAATATATCTACAATAGTAGTTTTCAATAGCAGTATATCCAATAAAATATACATTTTTATTTTGTGTAGCATTTTTAATCATTTCATAATATTTTGTGTCAGGAAATGGACCATCAATAACAGGATGGTGAGTATAATCAAAACGATTACAAACCCATACTATTAATTTCTTTTCCCAATTATTTTCTAAAAATATACGACACAAAGGTGTAGTATCAGATGTAATTATACAGTCATATCTATCAAATGTATTTTTATATTTATTCCATAATTGATTAGCTTTTTTCTGTGTCATATTATATTTTTGTTCTCCATAATCATCAATAAGCATATGTTCATTTTCTATATTAAGTGTATCTAATACATATTTTATATCATTAATGCATCCAGTATGAAATGATAAGTGTAACACTTTCATTATAATTAAATTAAACATAAATATATGCTTTTAAATAGAGAATGGAGTATAATTATTAATAAATTCTTTCATAATATTAATCCTGTTTACAAATGTATGATTGTCTTTTACAAAATACATTAAATCGCTTATAATATTAATTCTTTCTGATTCATCTAAACTTTCAAAATTTATAGATTTCAGTATACAATTGTTTATATCAGAATCATATATAATTTTATTATTAAATAAAGAATAAACAATATGATTGTTAGTAGCACTCATTCTTCCGTAGCTAATATTTTTAAATATACGGCAAGGTATATAGCTATCTTTAACTTGAAGTTGATTTTGAAAAGAAGGAGCAATGTAGGATTCTTGTATTAAATTAACATTATCTTCAACACTTTTATTATTTTTATTATTTATATTAAATGTAGCTCCATATTTATTAAATTGTATGTTATTTTTATTACAAAACAAGTATAATATATGGAAAGGTTCCGTTAAAGTTCCTATGAAATTTATTGTTCTGGTTCGTTTTTTCTGAATATTTTTAATATTATCAATATTATTTTGTATTTCATATGGCAATAAATCAGTTCCCCATAACATATAATATACTAAAATGTCATCAATAGTTGTATAAAATTCTAAGTTATTATTATTAACAGGAACAACATTGTTACATATTTTAGATTTAATATCACGTTTAGTATCTCTAAAAGCACATTTCAGATTTATAATATTAGAAACTGGAACATCTGCATATCTAGCTTTATCAATAAAATGAATGAAATATAAACAGTCATCTCTTTTAGGTATATTATAATCCACTTGATGTTCACTTATAAATAAACTATTTTCAAAATTAAATTGGGAAACATCAGTATTATCATCAAACCAATAAGTATCATAACCTAAATATCTGAAACTCTTATAGAAAGCATTATGAATATAACTATGTGTATGAGAGTGTAAATAGTGCCCCCATATAATTATTTGTTTAATATGCATTTTATATTTAAAAAATTTAGTTCTTAAGTTATTTTAAATCTTTATCCATTCTGGTGGAAACATGTCAGAAACATCCTTATTAATTTTTTTACCAAACCATAAAGAAGGGTATGTAACCACTTTTCTTTTATTATCATTAAAGTAAGCACCCCACCAACTAAATGAGCTATTTGCAATAATATTACTATTACATAGTGACATTATTATAATTTGTTCCCAGTCGGGTATCTCATTTGCAACTTTTTTAAATTTAACAAAAGGAAATTCTTTGCTTAATTTTTCGATGACAACTGATATGATTTTATCATCTTCACTTTCACAGAAGTATAATACCTTAACATTAAGAACACAAGTATTTAGAAGTATGTCATACAATGCTTTTTTATAATATTCATATGGTTGTATTGGATGATAATCTTGGAGATTTTTGTAGTCTCCTAAACGAAAATGCATACTGATTTTATAAGTAAAATCTTCAAAATATTCATTATATTTAACGGCTACACAATTTTTTAT